GGCGTAGACCCGGCAGTCGAGAACTTCGTTGCGTTCGCGAAGCTTCTGCCATTCGAGCCGCTGGAATCCCCGACGGGTCTTCACGCTCACGAGTTGCTCGGCGACGAGCTGCTTCACCCACTCCGCTTCGAGCCCGCGCGGCAGATGCACGAAGCCCGCAGGATATTGCGCGCCCTCGGCGATTTCCTCGTCGGTCGGGCGCATGAGCCGCAGATGCCGATAGGCCTCGCTTTTGAACGTCGCCACCGCGACCGTCCAGAGACGAGCACCGCGCCGCAGCTTGCGGCCGGCTTCCGTGACGTCTACGAAACTTGGGCCCACGACAGGTGCCGCCCGGTTGAAGCCTTCGACACCCTTAAGCGGTGCGACCTGCGCATGGCCCGCCGATCGTGCCCAGGCATAGACGGCGGGCGACTCGTAGCCGCTATCGATGCCGAGTTTCGCGAGACCAAGCCGCGCGCCATGGGCATGCGGCCAGGTCCGGTCGAGCAGGCCTGAGAGTTGGCTCCAAGTCTCGGCATGCTCGGGCCCGCCATCGATGACGATATGGTCGACGAACCAGCTGGTCAGTCCCCGCCCCCAGGCCCAGACCGAGACCTCGACCCGGTCCTTCTGAACGTCGGCGCCAGCGGTTAGGAACAAACCACCGCTCGGCACGGTGCCGATCTGCCAGTCCTCCCGGCGTTCATAGAGTCGTTGCCAGTCGGGCGCTTCGCCAGTTTCGATCCAGGTCTCGCCCAACACTCCGTTCTTGAAACTGCGCTTGGCTTCATCGGTCGCCAGCGACGCTTCCCACATGCGCGCGATCATCGCCCAACTCATCCAGCCGACCGGCGAGTAGAGCGCCGACAGATGGAACCCGATCGTGCCGGGATCGGCGGCTTCCGCCGTCGGACGCCAGTCGCCGGCATGGAGCATCTCGATCTTGTGGTGCTCTTCGATCTCGCCGTCGCAGGCTTCGCATTGGTAATGCGCGGTATCGGGTTTTCCCTTCTCCCAGCGCAGCCGCTCGAAGCGCAGCCACTGCCGATGCTGGCAATGCGGACAGGGCACGAAGAAGCGCCGCTGATCGGATGCCTCGAACTCGCGCTCGATCCGCGACACGCCATGGATCGTCGGCGTCGAAGCAAGAAAAACTTTCGATCGCCACGAGAAGGTGCGCGTGCGCGCCTCGGCGAGTGCGACCGGATCGCCTTCCTCGTCAGCCGAGGGCGGATAGGCGTCGACCTCGTCGAGAAAGAGGTAGCGTGCCGGCATCGAGCGCAGGCCCACCGCGCTGTTGGCGCCGGTGATCACCAGCAGACCGGCCGGAAACTCCTTCGACAAGACCGTGTTGCCGGCGTCCCGCGCGCGCGCCGGTTTGACGCGCTCGCGCAGGGCCGGGCTTTCGGCGATCAACGGCTCGATGCGCTGGCGCGAGAAGCGCTTGGCAAGCTCGACGGTCGGCTGCACCGAGAGCATCGGACCCGGCGCATGGTGGATAACGTAGCCGATCCAGTTATTGCCGGCCTCGGTCGCCCCGACCTGTGCTGCCTTCATGAACACGATGCGCCGCGCGGGGTGCGACGGCGACAGCGCATCCATGATTGCGCGCATATAGGGCGTGCGATCGGTTCGATAGCGCCCCGGCTCGGCCGATGCGCGGGGGCTCAGGAAGCGATGCCGGTCCGCCCATTCGGAAACAGTGAGCAGCGGATCCGGGGTGAGACCGTCCCGCCAGGATTGCCATAGCTCTTCAGCACCCTCGAAGCCGAACAGATCAACGGAACTCTGGTCGGACCTCGGCAAGTTCGGCGAGGTGGGCGCGGACATGTGTCTCTAAAGCCTTCTGCATCGGATGCGCCTCCACGCCAAGCTCGGCCGCGATCAGCGCGGCGACACGGGCGGGCCAATTGACCCAAGTGTCCCGCTCCTCGCGCGCCATGCGGAAGACAAGTGCGGTCGCGCGCGCCCGGTCGATCAGCTCGCCCTTCATGCGCTGGAGCCGCAGCCGCGCGAGATGCGCCTTGGCGATCTCATGGGCGGTCCGCGCTTGGACGAACGTCACGTTGCCGCTCGCCGGCAACCCCTGCTCCTTGAGGGTCTCCCGGACCGATCCCATGGCCGCCTCGGCCACGGGCTTGAGCTTTTCGGGCTTGGCCTTGGACCGCCCAGGTTCGGTCGAACGCTCCCAGGAAATGTCGGCCTTGGCCGGGTCGATCGTGCCATCCGGCTCAAGGGATACGCGCCCGGCCTTGGCAGCGCGCAGCACCGCGACGTGGCTCACCCCGCGATGCCGGGCATAGGCGCGGATTGATAATCCCATGATCGTCCTGGCTCGAAGAAAGCAATCAAATCATGCACTTAAGAGCTTGGCTTTGGGCCCAAGCAACGCGTGTATGGCGTCACCATCAAGGAACGGAGAGCGCCATGACCAAGACCCCGCTTAAGCAAACCGCCCTCGACGCCTTCATCGCCCGCAAGGCCGAAATCGACGCGATGCTCGACCGGCTCAAGGTGCTGAGCGAGGAGCCTTTCGGTTACGCCCCCGACGACATCAACTGGGGCCACGTTGGCACGCTCGCGCACTACGCCGAGCTGCTCAAACGCATCACCGACGCAGCCTTCAAGGAGGGCGAGCACGCTGCATAGCCGGCCGCCCTCCAGCCTCGCCCCGCACGGTCATGACCGGCGGGGCTTAGGGCAGTAGCAGGGCCGCGATGGTCGCGGCTCTCCTGATGATGGAGCAAAACCATGTCACGCCTGTCCGACTCTCAACTCGTCGTTCTCACCGCCGCTTGCCAGCGTCCCGACCGTTGCGTGTTCCCCGTCACCGCCAAGCTCAAGGGCAATGCCGCCGGCAACGTCCTCAAGAGCCTGCTCAAGAAGGACTTGATCAAAGAGGTGCGGGCCAAGAACGACGACACCGTCTGGCGGCACGACGAGGAGCGCGGTCGCATGACGCTCGTCGCTACCAAGACCGCATTCGCCGCGCTCGGTATCGACCCGCGCGGCGAGGCAGACGACGCTGAATCCGATGCGGCAGATCCGGCACCGGCCAAGGTCGAGGCCAAACCGAGTGCGCGCCCAAAGATACCCAAATCAAAGGAGCCAAAGGAGCCTCGCGCCCGGGAGGGCAGCAAGCAGGCGCAACTTATTTCAATGCTGCGTCGAGCCAAGGGTGCCACCATCGACGAGGTCGTCGAAGCCCTGGAATGGCAGCCGCATACGGTCCGCGGGGCCATCGCTGGTGCGCTGAAGAAGAAGCTTGGATTGGACGTCCAATCCGAGAAGGTCGAGGGACGCGGCCGGGTTTATCGCATCAAGGCCTGACTCCGACATCGCCTCTGACTTCGAGCGCTGGCTGGCGTAATCTTTCGATACGCCGCCAGTGCTTTCTTCGTTGGAATTTCGCTGGTGCCGCTGGAGCCTAACCGATGTCAGATCCCGCCAAACCGGACATGGCCAAGTGGCGGCAGATTCCGGGGGGCGTGTGGGCGCTGGGCTTCGTGTCCCTGCTCATGGATATTTCCTCCGAGATGATCCATGCCTTGTTGCCGCTTTATCTCGTGACTGTTCTCGGTGCCTCGACGCTCACGGTTGGTTTCATTGAGGGGATCGCCGAAGCGACCGCATCGATCACCAAGGTGTTTTCAGGCGCGATCAGTGATTGGCTCGGAAAACGCAAGTTTCTGGCGGCACTGGGTTATGGCCTCGCAGCGTTCACCAAGCCGATTTTCCCGCTGGCCGCGACCGTCGAATGGCTGGTTGCCGCCCGCTTCATTGACCGCGTCGGTAAGGGCATCCGTGGCGCGCCGCGCGATGCGCTCGTCGCTGACCTCAGCCCGCCAGAGGTTCGTGGCGCGAGCTTTGGCCTGCGTCAATCGCTCGACACGATCGGTGCATTCTTGGGTCCGTTGCTCGCCATCGCGTTCATGTGGTGGCTCGCCAAAAAATTCATCGCGGTGTTTTGGATTGCCGTCATTCCAGCCTTCCTAGCGTTCGGGCTCATTGTCTTTGCGGTTCGAGAACCGGAACGTCCCGCCGAACTTCGCAAGGTCAAAATGCCGCTGAGCCGCGCCGAGCTTGGGCGACTGGGCAGCGCCTATTGGTGGGTGGTAGGCGTCGCAGCGGTGTTCACGCTCGCGCGTTTCAGCGAAGCATTTTTGGTCCTGCGCGCTCAATCGATCGGCTTGGGCATCATGTTGGCACCCGTGGTCATGATCGTGATGAACGTCTTCTATGCGGTGTCGGCCTATCCGGCTGGCGTGCTGTCCGACAAAGCCAATCGAGCGACAGTCATGGTCGTTGGCCTTGTGTTCTTGTTCGTTGCCGATCTCTGCTTGGCTCTTTTACCCAACATATTTGGGGTGCTCGTGGGCGCAGCGCTTTGGGGCCTGCATATGGGCTTCACGCAGGGGCTGCTCGCGACGCTTATTGCCGACGCCGCGCCTGCCGAACTGCGGGGGACCGCTTTCGGCGTATTCAACCTCATCACCGGTGTGGTGCTGCTGTTGGCGAGCGTCATCGCCGGCTTGCTCTGGGACGTTTCGGGCCCACAAGCGACGTTCCTTGCGGGCGCCGTGTTTACGCTCATCACTTTGGCCGGGCTGTTTCCGTTGCGGCATCGGCTCGATGGCCGGAAGCCGGCGCAATCGTAACTCGCGACCGCTCCACGGTGATGTTGTCAAAACTACGTTCGTCGCCGGCAAGGATGGCTTTCCCTTTGGCATGGCTTTGCCAGCGCTGTACGATGACATCGACGTACTTTGGATCAAGCTCGATGAGTCGCGCCCGGCGCCCGGCGTGCTCAGCCGCGATCAGCGTCGTGCCGGAGCCGCCGAACAGGTCGAGTACGATGTCGCGGCTCTTGGATGAGTTGCGGATTGCCCGCTCGACCAGCGCCACCGGCTTCATCGTGGGGTGCAGGTCGTTCTTGTGCGGCTTGTCGAAGAACCAGACGTCGCCCTGGTCGCGCGCGCCGCACCAGTAATGATCAGTGCCGTCTTTCCAACCATACAAAATCGGTTCGTACTGGCGCTGATAATCCGCTCGCCCGAGCGTGAAGGTGTTCTTGGCCCAGATCACGAAGGTCGACCACTTGCCGCCGGCCTCGCGGAACGCCTTCTGCAACCGGTCGAGCTCCGACGATGACATGCAAATGTAGACCGCGCCCTTCGTCAGCGTGAGGATGTTGACGCAGGCATCGTAGAGCAGCGCACCGAAGTCCTCGCCGAGCGCATCGTTGAGAATAGGACGGTTCTTTCCGCGCAGCTTGTCCTTGGGCGTGTTGGCGTAGTTCACATTGTACGGTGGATCGGTGAAGGCCATGTGGGCGAGTTCGCCGTCCAAGACCTTCTCGGCATCGGCGAGGACGGTCGCGTCACCGCACAGCACACGATGCTCGCCACAGATCCAGAGATCGCCGGGACGGCTGACGGGCTCAGCCGGCAACTCGGGAGCTTCATCGAGATCGGCGGCCTCGTCGTCGGTGCGGGCCAGGAGGCGATCGATTTCGGATTCGTCGAAGCCGAGCAGGTCGAGATCGAACGCTTCTTCCTTCAAGGCGGCCAGCTCGGCCGCCAGCATTTCATCGTTCCAACCTGCGTTGATTGCGATTTGGTTGTCCGCGATCATCAGCGCGCGCCGCTGCGTCGGTGTCAGGTGCGACAGCACGATCACGGGCGCCTCGGTCAGCCCCAGCTTCCGAGCCGCCATGACCCGACCGTGGCCAGCAACGATCACGCCGTCGTCGCCGACCAGGACCGGATTGACGAACCCGAACTCGGCGATCGATCCCGCAATCTGCGCCACCTGCTCTTCGGAATGGGTGCGAGCGTTGCGCGCGTGCGGGATCAATCGCTCGAGCGGCCAGCGCTCGACCTTGTCGGAAAACTGCAGGTCCATTGCTCGATGATTGGCCAGCTACCGCTGGCGGGTGGTAACCCAAAGTGCTGGTACGGAGGCGGAGTACCACCCCGCTGTTACCACCATCTTGTTGCGGAAAGGCCCGGCTTATCGGGCAATCTGCAACTTGCCAGCCGGAACTGACGCGCCGGGTGGTAACTCAGATTTCGGGTCTGACGGTGGCGAAGTCCCGCGCCTCGCCCTCCCGCATACGGTTTTTCGCCAGGGAGGACCCGCGCTTGGTTCGAGGCGATGCCGCGTGCGTGACTCTCGACATCTTGCCAAAAACAATAGCCCTAAGGACCGAAACTGTCACATCGTAGAATGTCCTCGGACACTTTGCGCATTCGTTCTCACACTTGTTCTGCGTGTGCTCTCGCTATGACGAACTCCAGTGATCGCTTCATTGGGACCCTTCGGTCGCTGAGGCGCAGCGTGATCACGCTCAGTGCATATTGCCAGTGGCGATGGGTTGCCGACCGCGTGAGGCCAACCTTCCAGCAAATGCCCTTCCAGCGCTCTCCGCCGGCCCGCAGCCAAACGATCTTTGCGTCCAGCGGCTCGAGCCAGCGCAGCCATGCCAGCGCCTCCTCCATGCGACTGATTGCACCTGGTGATGGCGGAGGCAGCCGCAGCCGCGTCGGCTCTTGCCCTACGCGATCTGCGAATTCGACAACCATCTTTGGCCAGGTGTTGAAGTAGCCAGGGACGCGGGTCTCAGGCAGTCGCCTCATCACGTCTGCGGCCTCCACCAGGCGCTCCTCGACCAATGTCGGTGTCCATTGCATGGCAGCCATTGCTCGCCTCCGTCCTTGCATGTTTCCCATAGAGCTTGTCGCCGAGTTGCCGAATGAATTCCCGCTCCGGCCATGTGAGCCTTTGATCGTCGATAGACACTGCGAGCAGACCGTGCTCGCACCAGCCATCCTGTTTGATCTTCTCGGGCGGACGCCTTGACCCGCCGTACCCTCTAGGGAGCCACCTCATTGCGTCACCTCTGGGAGCAGCGCGGTGTAGCCCAGGACATCCAGTGCGCTGTCACGGTGCGTCGGGTCATACGCGAGCCGCGTGAGTTTCAAATCGATCATGCAGAGCACGACCTGTGCTGGAGTCACCGTTTGGCCGAGCGTGATCGACCAGCGAGCAGCGACAGCAGACATCGACGCTGCCGCGTCGCCATAAGCCGTGCCTCGTTCGGCGATGATGTTGGCTGCGCGCTGAAGCATCTGTTCGGAGGTCATGTCGTGGCCTCCGCGCCCGGTTGTTGTAATCCTGCGTTTGCATCGGCGACCATGTCGACCACTGCGCCGATGACCGAGGCCGGCTCCGAATTGCCGAGCCGGCCCATGCTCGCCGCCAGCTCTCGCGGCTCAGCACCATGCTGGATCAGACACGACACCACGACACAGGCATCAGCCAGCAACGCGTCCATGTTTGAACCGCTGCGTGCTCCATGGGTGAACACCTCACCGGGGCGGCCGTCCGGGTAGAACCCGATCGTGACCATGAAACGGGTTCCGTCGTATTCGAGCCGAAAGGTTTCGGCGGCGCGGCGATCCGGGAGACGCGTCCGGGTCATCGCACACCGCCGTCGGTTTCGATCGCCCACAACAAAATCGCGATGGCATCGGCCTCGTTGTCGTCAGCGGGGCGGAACCCTCGCTCGCGGACGGCGGCGATGACGGCGGCCTTGTCGGCGTTGCCCTTGCCGGCGATGAACCGCTTGATCGTTCCGACGGGGACGCCCTGGTAGGCAATGCCGTTCTGCTCACACCAGGAGGTCAGCGTGGCGAGGAGACCGCCATGGACGTGTGCAGCGTCCGTGCTCAGATGCCTGCGCACCTCCTCGTAATGGACGACACCGATGCCGGCTGTGTCCTGAGCCATGCTGTCGAGCCAGGCGCGGAAGCGCAGGTAGCGAATACCACCACCGTCGTATCGGCTTGGGCGGAATGACACCGTGCCGCTATCGATGCGGCCATCAGGCGAACGCAGTGCCCAGCCGGTGATGGTTGCCAAATCGAGAGCGAGGATGGTCCCCACCGGGGCGCTTGCCATGGCGGCAGGCAGAGTCAGAGTCGTCGAAGCCATGATGGTCTCCGTCATCGGGGTCTGTTGTGGTGGAGGACGGCGGCAGCCTGGTGCTTGGCGGTACTGGCTGCCGTCGTCTGCATTTGGAGCTTTGAGCGCCTTGGGGCGGCCCGGTGGCGTGCGGGAGGGCGTGCATCACAGCACCTCCTTCAACCAGGCGGGTGGATCAGGAACCGGGGAACGTTCATCCGGACGTTCCCCACCACGTTCCCCGCCATAAGCGTTTGATTGTTCGTCGCTTTGGGAAGGTGGGGAACGTGGGGAACGTTTTTCCGTTTCCTCCAACTCACACACGCGCGCGCGCACACGCGTAGGCATTGAAAAACGTTCCCCACGTTCCCCACGTTCCCCGGAGCTTTTGTTTTCAATGGGTTGCGTCGGGGAACGTTCAATTCCAACGTTCCCCTCGGAGACCGAACGTTCCCCTTCCAGAGTGAGCTGCCACCGCTTGGCTTGGTGCGAGACGCCAAGAATCCGAATTCGGACCTTCACCGACTGGATGTCGAACACACGGTCGCGCATGCGACCCAACGATTTGCCGAGGCGTGTTCGCTGCGATCGATCGTTTCCGGGTCCGAGCGGCAGTGGCGGCTCCGTGGTCAGCGCGAGTTCGTAGAGGTCGGCAGCTCCAACCTCTGCGGTTCCGAACCGGTCCCACCACGCCGATACGAAGCTCCGCCACACCGTGCCCTCGGCATCGGACGCCTCCATCAGTTCCTCGATATTGCCGAGGAAGCCCTCGATGCTGGCTGTCTCGAGCACGCCGCCCAGCACCTGCGCCCAGTTTTCGTAGCTGCCGATGGTGCGCGCGCCACGAGGGCGCCCTGCAGCGATCCAGCTCTGACAGATCGTGAGACAGGCGGCGACCAGTCGGGCACGGTTGGCGCGCACCCACGTCATCAGATCGGGATGGCGGAAGCCGCCGCGCTGCCAGGGCCGTTCGACATGCGCATCGAGCCGGATCCGCACGATCCGCCGCGCCATCTCGTTGGAAAATTCGGGATTGTTGCCAGTGGCGATCCAGACGCAGCGGATCGGCAGCCGGGCCATCTCGGAGGCACCAAGAATGCGGTCTTCCCAGAAGGGCGCGGTCAGTGCAGCGGCGACAGCGGCGCTGTCGAGTTTCTGACGCAGGTTGTCGATCAACACGATCGACGGAATCTGCCGAAGCTTTGCGGTCACGCGTTTGCGCCATTCCTCATCGTCGCGCCCTTCGGTCATGACGGATGCGCCAGAGCCGGTGAGGATCGTGGCGATGGCGTCGACAATCAGCGTCGCGCCGGTACCGGCTGCGGGCTTTTCGATCAGATGCAGCGGGGTCGGTCCATCGATCATGGCGCGCAGGAAGCCGAGCAACAGGAGCGCCACGGCATGTGCCTGTTCGGACGGCGAGACGAACGGGAAATCGCCGAGCAGGTCCTCACAAATCAGCGCACTCGCAGCTGAAAGCTCTTCCGCCGACGGGCGCTCCGCAATCGCGGGCACTTCGAATCCGTGAGCCGGGCAATAGAGAAGCCTGGCATCGGGGTGATAGCCCTGCGTGGTCAACAACCGGCCCTGGCGGCCGAACACCGGTGTATTGACGATGCCGACCAGCACCGGCAGTCCGGGGTCCGGGGTTGCCAGCACCGACTTGACCAACAGCGTCGGCGGATGGGCTGGGACGAGTTCGCCCTTGGCATTGATGCGCCGCCAGTTGCCGAGTTTCGCCAGCATATGGCGCAGCCGTTCATCGGACAGCGCAATGGCAACCGGGCGGCCTTCGTCATCCGGCACCACCCAGGTCAGGCCGCCGGCATAACGAAACAGCCAAGGCGTGCGGTTGGAGGCGAGCAGCAGGCTCCAAGCCTTCTCCACCGCCAGCGCAAGGTCGCCCTCGTCGGCGCGCATCAGACACGGCGAAGTGTCGGGCTCCATATAGTTGAGCGGGCGGTGCTGGCCGATCGGCGGTGGCGGCTCTTCATCGGATTGCAGCAGTGCACGCTCGAGCACGGCACGCACCGCCTGAGCTCCGTCGCGCACCAGCAGATCGTTGAAGTCATCACCGGACTGAGATGGCAGTGCGATAGCAACCTCACGGCCCTCGGCGCGCAGCCTCCGCGCGGTGGTCTCGGCAGCTCGGAAGCCGGCGCCCGAGACATCGTGATCGGCGAGAATGATGATGCGTTTGGCCGGCGCCGGGAGTTGCACCTGCTCCAGGCCTGACGTCGACAGCGCCGCCCAGACGACGAGCCCAGGACAGGCTTGCATGACGGCGAGCCCGGTCTCGATCCCTTCGCATAGCGCGAGCACACCGTCTTCACCGATGGGCGCGAGCCGCACCGCGCCGGTGCCATTTTTACCCAGCACCATGCGCGGCTTGCTGACCGGTGCCTTCGTCACCTTGTCCGGCTCCGCCGGATCGCACTGCAGATAGGTCCGATGAAGGGCGATGGTTTCGCCGGTGCAATTGCGCACGACGCCAATCATCGCAGGAAAACCGGATCTGGTCTCCCAGTGCGTCAGGTCGGCGTGCGCCAGCAGATCAGCGTCCTCGGGCACGACAAGCCCCCGGCTGGCCAGATAGGTTTCTGCCGGCGTGCCGGTGAGAGCGCGCGCGTGTTTGAGAATGAAAGCGATCTCGCGCGCGGCGTCATGTTCCTGCTTCGCTGCTGTTGGTGGCGGTGCCTGACGGATCGGAGCACCGGGCGACCATCCGGTTAGTTCAGCGGCTTGCGCAAAAAGTTCGCGCCCCTTGAGACCGGTTGCCTCCTCGATGGCGCTGAGCGGACCACCGCCCTGCCCACCGTCAAAATCGTGCCAGTCGCCCGCGCGCTCGCCATTGAGCGAGATGACGCAACTGCCCTGCTTGCGCGGTGGGGCACCCTTGATGTTGGCAAGCCGCCATTCGTCGCCAACACGGCGGCCATTCGGGAACAGCCGCGGCACCCAGGTCTGCGCGGTTGTGCGCAGCTCCGTGACGATGGCATCGAGGTCGTAGTGGACCTGTCGCGCCGGCAGATAGGTGACGTTGTTGAGGTCAATCAAGGATCGCGAGCCCCCGTTCGGCCCGCGTGATCGCGGTGTAGAGCCAGCGCGAACGATCCTCGGCGGTGCGGCCAAGACCGTCGTCGAATATGACGACGTTCTCCCATTGGCTGCCTTGCGCCTTGTGGCAGGTGATGGCGTAGCCCCAGACCGTCTCGATCAGGCCTCGCATCTCCTTCCAATCGCGCCGCGCCCGCTCGCTGTCGAAGGCGACATGATCGTCGTAGTGCCCCTTGTAGAAGCGATGCCGGCCGGCAATGGACGCGCCATCCTCGGTGGTCACGGTGGCGCTGAACGACAGGTGCCCCTCGTGCTGAATATCGTCGAGTGACACGAACATGCCGTTGATCAGACCGAGGTCGTGACGATTCTTGAGGCAGATGATCTTTTCGCCGCCGCCGATCGGATGCACGCCGGCAAAGCCCGCGGCATGTTTCATGGCGGCATTGAGCTGAAGCCGCGTGGCGTTGCGGCCACAGATCACCTGACCGCCGCGCAAGAGCTGCTCGGCCGAAATGTCGGTCCGGCGCATTTTCCAGACATGATCGTCATGGCCGCCGTAGGGGATCGGCTCGCCCTGCCGCGCCATGGTGGCAAGCCGGATGATGGCGCTCTCGCCCGCCTGCCGATGAATCTCGGTCAGCATCACGTCGGGCGGCGCATCGGTGAAGGCGCCGGCGCCCTTGATCGGCGGCAGTTGACCGGGGTCGCCCAGCACCAGGATCGGCTTGCCGAACGCGAGCAGGTCGGCGGCCATTTCGGGTCCCACCATGGAGACCTCGTCAAGCACGATGAGCTCGGCATCGCGGACCAGCGACTGTTCGTTGAGGACGAACCGAGGCCGATGAATGTCGGCGAGCCGCAGCTCCAGACGCTTGAGCCGCTCCATCGCAAACAGCTGCTCTGCAGCCGGCAGACTGCCGATGCTGGACCGGAGTTCGGCAGCCTCCTTTTCGACCCGCGCGATCTCTTCGGGTGTTGCCTCCGAGACCCGATAGATCAGGCTATGGATGGTCGACGCCGGCGTGCCCTTGCGCGTCATCACCAGCGCAGCCTTGCCGGTGAAGGCTGCGAACAGAACACCGCCGGCGACGATGCCGTCGCGGTTCTTAGGGACCAAGCCGAGCGCCTCGATGGCGTGCGCCGTGATCGTGCTCTTGCCCGACCCGGCATAGCCGAACAGCCGGAACACCGGCTGCTTGCGATTCGGGTTCCGATACCAATCTACGATCGCTCGGATGGCGGCGGCTTGCTGCGGCGATGGTGTGAAAGTCATACCCCGCCCTCCCAGCAGCGCTCCGCAAAGAAGCACCAGCGGCAGAGATGGAAGTCCGACTTCTCAGCGATCCGCGGGGGCAGTTCGCCCGCCTCAGCGGCGCGAATGATGTCGACGGCCTTGTCGGAGAGCGCTTGCGCCATCCTTGGATCGAAACCGACGATCTCGTGATGAAGCGCCTGGGTGTCTTTGTTCACGGCGGTGAATAGAGCCGTGGCGAGGTCCATGTAGGCCATGTAGATCTGCAGCTGCGCGTAATAGATCGGCTTCGACAGCTCGACGCCGCGCTTGACGAGATCGGCCCAGGACTTGGCGTTGAGCGATTTGTGTTCAAACAGCGCGGGCCAGCTAATCCCAACATCGGGCCCGGCCACGATCACGCCGTCGACATGACCGCGAATGCGTCCGCCAGCGATCGAGAAGCCGAACTGCCGCCCGTCCTGCCCCTTGTCGCGCAGGTCGAATCCAGCGGCACGCAACCAGCGAATGGAAAGATCCTCGAACTGGTGTCCGGCATCGAAGATCCGCAGCATCCGACCGTCGAAGCCCTTGCCGTCATCGATCGGAACCTTGGTCAACTCGTAGACAAGCTTGCGCCCGCAGGGTTCGCCAATGCGGCTGCCGCCGAGATAATCGCGCGGGCGCTGCATTCGATTGCGCTCGATCAGCGCGCCGTCGATCAGCGAATTGATCCGGTGAGCCGGACTCGTCAATGCCGAAAGAGCGCCGCCATAGACAAATCCCGATCCAGAATTGAGGTCGATCATCGGCGCCACCTCAAAATGGAATGTCGCCGTTGAGCGATTGGCGCTGCATGGAGTCCTGGAAGCCGTCGACGCAGGCTTCGATGATGCGGTCGATGTCACCGGCTGTCCGGTCGTGGAACGGCGCCATCAGACCGAGTTCAGTCAGAACCTCGGCGAGGAACCGTCGCGCATCCTTGATGGCGCGCTGTTCCATGTCGGTCTTGTCGATCATGCCCTTGTTCCTCTTGGCGATGGCCGCGCCCGCGCGTTGGCAGCGGTGCGAGCAGAATGCGAAGGTCGGATATCGATCCGGCCGAAGCTCATGCGTGTAGTAGAAGCCGATGGCAGCCCGGCTGCAGACGGCGCAGACCCTCACCCCAGGAGCAGCGTCGAGAGCTTCCGCGACTCGGATTCGTCGGGTCGCTGCGCGATCCGCTGCGAGGTCAGCACGATGAAGCGGCTGATAGCGTTCTGCGCCATGGCCTCGAGCTCGGGCATGGTCAAAGAGCGGATTGGCTGATGAAGCCTTCCTCTTCCTTCGAGCCATTCGCCGACCGCTATCGCTGCTTCATGCGTGGTGTGGGCCTGCCACTCGTCGTCGTTCACGGCTTAACCATTGAGCCAGGCGGGGCCGTGCGGCTTGGCTGCAGGTGCGGCGGCCAGTGGTTGCGACCAGGCCTTGGCCGCGGCTGCCTGTGGCTGTTGCGGCGCCTTCGCCGGCGCAGCCTGCGCCGCTGTCTGGGACCAGGCCGGCTGGAGCGTTGTGCCTTTGGCCGCAGCACGCTGACGACTGGGGCTCGCCGGCACATCCTTGCCGTCCGTGACGAGCTTCCACTCCTTCTCGGTCGGGATCACCACGCGATCGAGGCGGTTCTGGTCGCCGTATCGAGGATCGTCGCTAGGCTCGACTTTGATCTTGGCGATGAACGAAATCCCGGAGAGATCGCCCAACCCGCGCAGAATGCGCTTCTGCTTGGCCGCCTCGCTCATGTCCGCAGGATCGAGGCCAAGCGCGCTGTCGATCATGGCGCGGAAGCTGCTCTTCGAGATCTTCCAGGCGATCGAGACTCCATTCTCGTCGACCTTGCCGCCCTGGACGGTGAACATCTGCCAGAACTTGCGCCGGGCATGCGGGCCCTCCAGCACGGTGAATTCGCAATCGAGCATTCGCACGTCGCTGCTGGGATCCTTGGCGGCTCGCAGCAGGCCTTGATCAATCTCACCCTCCCCGTCGATCCCACCGGGCCGGATGGTCATAGTCACCTTGGCAAAGGTGCCGTCTGGAATGAGTTCGCTCGTCTTCTGCTGCTCGGCATCGTTCATATCGAAGGTCATGGTGCTCATCCTTTCGTGGTTGCGTTGATCTTGGTCAGAAGCGCGCCAAGGTCTGGCGGCTCGGTGACGTCCAGGCGTCCGCTGCGGTCCTTGGCGGGAAGCCCGAAGGTGTTGCCGGAGCGGCAGACAAGACGACGGACATCCCCGCGTTCGGGGTCATGCCGCCAATTCTCGCCATCCCGGGCAAACAGGCTCAGTGTGATGACCTGATCGACGATGCCGGGAAGCTCTCGCGCCGCCTTGCCGCCTTCCATCTGCGGCTGCCAGGTGACGCGGTTGAACTCGTCGGTGATGCGCTCGAGAATGCCGACAAAGATCACGGTCTTTCCGGGCGCGTGCTGCAGGTGTTTGAGCAGCGCGATGACTTCGCGGGCAAGCAGGCCATAGGCGCCGCGGGTATCTGGTTTTCCGGTCTTTTCCGAAAAGGCCTCGGGACGGGTCTTCGCCCAAGCCATCGCCTGCCGGGTTAGGTCGGTGATGCTGTCGACGAAAACGATCTGCTTGTCCGCGACCATCGAAACGAGGTCCGGATACGTCTCGGCAACATGCCGGTAATGGGCTTCGGAGAAGAAGCTCGATTGGTCGGCCGCCGGATTGATGCCGCCTATGATGCAGCCGATGTCCAGCGCATCCGTGAAGGTGCGCACCGGAATGCTGTCGCCTCGCCAATCCTGGACCGACTTCATGCCGGCCTCGAGGTCGATGCAGACTGTGCTGGCTTCTGGCAAAGTCTTGAGCAGCGAGGTCTTGCCGCCGCCGCTTGGACCGAAGATCGCCATCGTGGTTTTGCTGGCATCTTTTGCGAGCCGCTCATCGGCGGTGATGATGCGAAGAGCCATCACGCGCCTCCCTTGATGGAGTCGAAGCGATAGGACGGCTTGCCGGTTTCGACCGTCCGGGCCGGCTCAAAGGCAGCTCGGATGCTCTGCGGCCAGGCGCCGTAGGCTCGCTCGGAAACCGAGTATTCGAGCGTGACGTATTCCATTGGATCATCGCCGCTTGCGCGAATGCGCTCGACGACCTGGGCGAGCCCGGGCTGCTCCCACTTCACCCGCTTTGGCAGATCGGCAATGACGACAATGTCGCAATCCTCGATCCGCACCGCGCCCGTGTCCTTGCCTGCGCTACGGCGCAACGCGGCGGCACGATCGCGATATTTGAGGTCGAGGCCGGTATCGAGCCGGTCCTTGAGGCGCTTGGCATTCGCGAGCTGGTCGATCACCTCCTGCTGCAGCAGAGCCAGCTGCTCGGCTGGCAGTGCGGCGATGTCGCCAATTGGCGTGGTCGCCAGGTCGTCGAGGCTGAACCGGTTGGGGATCGACATGGAAGCTCTCCTTGATGATGGGGATGCTGGTTGTGCCGGCGTCATCAGGCGGCCTCGGCGAGCAGCAGCGATGACAGCGCGGGTGTTTCCGGCCGCGGGCGAGCGATGGCGAGGTAGCTGAACCGGTTTTCGCCGAGGCGGCGTTGCACCAGATGAACAAGCTCTTTCTCGGCGGCCCATCGCGCACGGTTCGCCAGCGCAATGAGTTCGAGCCGTTCGCCGTTGGAAAAGCCGCTGATGCGCGCATCAATGTCGAGGACGAGAAAGCCGCGGTGATACTCGAGCGCATCGTTCGGTGCGGCCTGGCTCAGCCAGGCACACAGGTCGATCTCGCTTACGAGCGGCTTGAGACGCAGCACGATCATCGCGCACCTGCCTCGGTGCGGAGCGTGCTGGTGCGCAGCTGCTCGGTCTCGTAGGCCTCGATATCCTCAATGCGATAGACGACCCGGCCGCCGACCTTGAGAAACCGCGGGCCTTGCCCGGTCCAGCGCCAGCGCTCCAGGGTGCGATGACTGACGCTCCAGCGCTGCGCGACTTCAGCTTGTCTGAGATGTTTGATCAGCACTGCTCCGCTCCTCGCGTTCGTTTGAACGTGAGCGCGACAATGCCGAGCGATCGGTCACGCGACGTGGGGATCGCGGGGGGACCGGAAGGGGATCAACGTAGGAAAATTGCAGGCCGCAGGGGGATCGCTGGGGGATAGCGGGGGATGGAGGATAAAATGCGCTGCGAGCCGACCGGCTCAGCGGTGCCGGCGGCGGTCGTCAGCGCTGCGGCACGCGAAGGCGATAGCGCCCGCGCCCATCAGAATCGATCAAGCGGCGCCAGTGCGGCTGGGACTTGAACACGTCGGCCATGCGCGTGCTGGACGATCCGGCGCTACCAAGGATGACCTTGCCCTCGCACCAGGGATTCGCCGAGGTTGCGGCCTCGTGCAATCGTTTCACCACCCCTGCCTGTACGGGACCAAGATTGAACAGAAGGCCCGCAGTGCGAACCTCGCGATAATCGTCGGTCTGTTGCAGCGACGGCGCGACCGAGCCTTTGCGGACGAGCGCGTGCTGCGCTTCGACGCGGTCGCGCTCCTCGCGGCGGACCAGCAAATCATCCCGGCACACCGAGACGGTCCGCGTCGGCTCGATCAGATAGCAGTACTCCTTATCAGGCGCATGAAAGTGCGCGACATCGACCTGGCCCTGCCGGAACACCCGGAACACATCGCGCTCCTGCAGATCCTGGAACCCGGTAAAGCGGCGGCGTTCGTGGGGCACCGTGAACCATTCGCCGTCGGAGCCCTCCTCGTAGACCCCGAACTCCATTTCCACCCCGAACAACCGCACTGACAGCCGCAGCAGGCCGTTTTCGGCCAGGTAGGCGAGATCGCGGTGGGGCAGATTCCAGCGTTCTTCCAATTCCTCCAGGGTGAAATACGCCTTGTCGATCAACGACATTCCCGTCGAAGCCCTCTATTTGAAGCCTCTTGTGTTCTTGGTTTATTCTAGTCTAGGATGCTGGACGAATCAATCCCTTTTGGTCCTCACGCTCCACGATTTTGGGAAGTCTCCGATGCGTTACACCATGGCCGACCGCCTCAAGGCCCGCAGCAGACAGCTCGGTCTCAGTGCCGCGCAGGTCGGCGAGATCGCCAGCGTCAACCGCACCTTCGTCTACGACATCATGCGCGGCAAATCCGCAAACCCGAACCTCACCAAGCTCGATCGCGTGGCGCAGGCGCTCAAGGTCGAGCGCAACTGGCTCCTTCACGGCATGGGTGGAGTGCAAGGCGAGGAACCGATCGTCGAACATCCCGACGACAGCTTCGTCGCCATCTCGTCGGTCGCGGTCCGGCCCTCCATGGGCGGCGGCCATCTGGTCGAACAAGAGCCCATGAACGGCCGGCCGTATCATTTCCAGCGCTCGTGGATAAAACATGATCTGCATGCCGATCCAGTCAACCTGCGGATCATGCATGTCGAGGGCGACAGCATGATGCCGACGCTCCACGACGGAGACATCGTGCTGGTGGACCTCGGCCGGCGTTCGCCCACGCCGCCCGGCATATTCGTGCTTCACGATGGCATGGGTCTCGTCGCCAAACGGCTCGAGCACATCCCCAACAGCGATCCGCCAAGGGTTCGGATCATCTCGGACAATCCGCTCTACAAGCCGTACGAAGGCAGCGGGGAAGAGGTGAACATCATCGGACGGATTCGATGGTTCGCGCGGGAGATGTGACAGCATCCAACCATCTGATGGCCTCGATGTGCGTCGCTGAAATTGTAATTTTTGCGACTCGATCTATATTAGCCGCCATCCGCCAGCTCGCCGCGCGCCTGCGCAGGCAGCGGCGGTTCCGCGCCCGCCTGCTCGGCCCCTGGGTGGGCGACAAGAATCACGGGCGGCTCTACCTGCCGCTGGTGCCCGAGACGCGAAACGGCGTCGACCCCTGCGCGCGCCTGCAGAGCCTGTCCGGCCGCCGGCCGACGGGGCTCTACACCGTCGGCCTCATCCATTTCCGCGATCACCTCGACGCCGCAGAGACGACGGCACTGCGCCGGATCCTCGGGGAATGGCGCGACCGCGTGCTGCTCGAGTACACGGTCGAGGAGATCTGGCTGCAGGCGACGCATGACAGCCTCGCCCTCGACGCCCGGATCGTCACACGGATTCCCTTACGCGGCTAAGGGCGTTACGCCCGGGCGGACGCTTTCAGGGGGGCATCAGCGTCCAGCCCGGGCGCGCCCCCATCCCGCCGCCCCCCTTCCTCCCCTGGACTGGGGGGAAGCGGCGGAACGAAGAGGATCAGCCGGTGTAGTTAGCATCAAAGCGGCCGAAGGCCGGCGCCAACGCCGCCATAGTTCGCCGCAGGATCTCAGGCGAGGTCGACCTGTCTACCGGCAGGAGAACGCTGGCCAT